CTCAATGACTATTTGCTGTTTTTGGATTTCTACAGGCTGTAAATTAGCCTGGTGACTGACGATAGCGTCAGCCCAGGTAATTACCTGGCGTTTGTCACCCTCTGGGGTGACACCTAAATCTTTAGCTACCATTTTGCAGTAGCTAATTCCTTTCTTCAAAAGAAACTTGACAGTATAGACTTGATGTGCCATGATAAACTCCTGTTTATGGGATAAAAACAAAGCGATCGCTTACTTCTTGGTCGGAGGGGCGGTCGTTTTGTTTATATATCTATAATATCATTACAAGATGGAACTGTCAAGTGGTTTTGAAAAATATTTTTTATTTTCCACAAAATCAGCCAGACCTCTTAATACATCAGGGTTTCGTGCCATTTGTTCAATCAAGTCATTGTTGTTAGTGCCTATGTGGTGTGCATAAGCGCTATAGATTTGTTTAGCGTCGTTGGTAATCATAATTTGCTTAGGAGTCTTAGCTTCACCGTATTTTGGTTTTCCGCTCATAAAAATCTCACTTTGTAATTGTATGCTGATAAAATCAATCTAGCATGATAAAATCAAATATCAAACGCCTATAGGAATAAAAATATGTTTATAGACATACAGATAAAATTACCCACTTGTATCAAAGTGGGTAATTAGTAATTATTTGCACTTATTGATATATCAATAAGATTGTTTAGCTAAATTCTTGAACTCTGAATATTGCCCATCAAAAAGTAACTTGTCTGTTCCTGTTTCAGCGTTACGTGCCTTTGTCGTAATCAACTCAGCTACACCTACATCTGTAGTTTCCTTGTTATAATATTCATCACGGTACAACATCATAATGACATCTGCGTCCTGTTCAATATTCCCGCTTTCAGACAGATCGCCCATGGTAGGTCTTTTGTCTGTTCGGCTTTCCGTGGCTCTGTTTAACTGAGATAAAGCCAATACTGGACAATTGAATTCCCCTGCCAACTCTTTAAGCATTCGGCTTGTATCCCCAACTTTAACCCGAAAGTCCCTATTATTGGACTTATCATTTCTAGCAAGCAGGGTGATGTGATCAACCACAATCAAGCCTACATCGCCAGTTTTAGCTTTCTTTTGCCTAATCGTGTTCCGCATCTCCATGGGAGAAATGCTAAAATTATCGCATATAAATAGCCTTGAGTCGTGCAATATTTGTGATTGAGTGAAGTTGAAAAATTCGTTCAACTCACTCAAAGTGAGTTGATTTTTTACAAATTGATTCAAACAGGTTCGGGTTAGTTTAGCTGCTAATCTAGCCGCCAGATCTTCTTTAGATGTTTCCAAGGAGAATACGTAAACATTCTTCAACAGTACACTGGCAACGTGCCAAGCGATCGCCATACCACAAGCAGTTTTTCCCATACTGGGTCTACCCGCTAAGATATGCAGCAGTTTTTTATGCAGTCCTCCTAGACGGTTATCTAAGTCATAAAACCCCATCTTGACAGGGGCAGGTCGTTCTCCCGCCTGAATTTCTTATTTTTCTGTGTATAAAGATGTCACAGCATCACTGATGTGAACCAGTTCTGATTTTGTTTGATTAGTGCTTATATCAAGTATCTTCCTTTGACACTCTTCAATAGCTTCATGTGTCGGGACCCAAGTATCCCACGCTATTTTTAGCGATTCATTAAGAGTCTTGATTAATTGTCTGCGGTGGTATTTTTCCAGAACTAATGCCGCCATAGCATCAATATTAATTGCAGATACTGTGCGGTCTACCAAAGTGGCTAATTTATTTCTGCCACCAATTCTTTCTAATTGATCCTTGTCTCTCAGGTAATTAGCCATAGAGAGTAAATCAGTGGGTTGGTGCTGTGAATGAATTTGTAAAGCAGCTTTGTAAATCACCGCGTGTGCATCTATATAAAATGCTTCGGCAGGTAAAAGATTGCACACTCGTTGAATAGCTTCTGGATCTAGCAAAATACCACCTAAGATGACCTCTTCAGCTTCAACGTTTTGGGGGGGCAATAGAGTAATTTCTTGCATGGTAGTTGACCTTTATTTGTTATGCGGATACTGGTAAATGCTTAGACCAATCAAAACGCGGTTGATTAATCAATGCGTACTCCAAATACGCTTGATTCCAACTACGCTTGCTGTAAAAGTCTTCTAAACTTTTACAATTAATGTATTGCTCCCATACAGTTTGATGCTGTATGGGCTGCCAAATCAATACAGCGTCAGGAAGGGGGACTAAAGCCCCTTCTTTTTTGGTTTTGATGGAATATTCCTTCCATCTAATTTCTAAGTTGTTGTGGTCTTTTTTGAGGTGGCTATAGACATTAGCCCGTGACTCATGAATGTCAGTTCCAAACTTGCCCGCCCACTCCGAAGCGAACCATTGCCAAAAGTCATTATCTAATTGGCCATCTTTCTTCCACGGTCCATCTGGTAGCCATTCCCAGGCTATATCTTTTGCGCTTTTACGCGGTCTTCCAAATGGTTCAACAGCATTTGCCTTGTCAAGACGCGCCGGGGCGGCGGGCGCAGCTTTGTCCAATGAGAGATTTATCTGTTTATCCGAAATTCCTTCCTTTAAATCAGGGTTAGCAGATATCTGTTGTGTTAGTTCTTCTCTTGAAGAAGCATTCTTATTTCCGTTTAAGCTGGTGACTGTTAAATCTGATTGTTTAATTTGAATGTTTAAAGAATATAGATCATCCTTTAAATTCACCGACTCCTGCGTTATTTCTAACGACTCCTGCGTTATTTCTAACGACTCCTGCGTTATTTCTAACGACTCCTGCGTTATTTCTAACGACTCCTGCGTTATTTCTAACGGATCGGATTTATCAATGCTTTCAGCCTTTACAGATTCATTTTCATTGTTCCACTGATCTAATGCTGTTTGAATTAGATCAGTGTTAAATCTGTATTCTTTGGTTCTATCAAAGGCGTTTTTGGAGCTTCTTGAATCAAGAAACCCCCATTCAAGAAGCTTTTTAATTGACTTCCTTATGGACGAGTCGCCATAAGCATTTAATATGCCTATGCTTATATCTTCAGTGGTTTCGTACAACCACGTCGTTGGTACTTGCAAAACAAGAGAAGTATTTTTCTTGTTTTGATCGTTGTAGCTTTGTACCCGCCGAATCTCTTCTATCCGGCAACTGGTCCAGAACTCAAATAAACTAAGAATTTGTGCGGCGCAGTCATCCCCTTGACAAATCGCCTGATAATCTTCATGACGATAAATATACCGTCCGTAGTGTCTTATTAAATGTTTTCCCATTACACACCTCCACGCTTTAGCTCATGGATTCGCCCGTCTATTACGCATAAGCGGCGTGGGATACCCATACAGAAAGTGGTTTTTTGGGTTTTGTTATGGCGGATGAATTTTTGCCACCCAAATCCATCGGGTATGTAATAAAATTCCCTTACAGGGGGAATTACGTCGTATTGCCGGAAAGAAAGCCCTTTTGGATAATTCTTCGATGCAACAATTGCACCTTTTCTGTTGACAATTTTTTGATTTTGATTCATGATTAAGATGCTCCTAAATGGTTGAACATGAGTAGGGGCTGTCCCTCGACTGTGTTCAGCAGTACGAGGGCTTTAATTTGTTGTCTCTTCTGCCAGTGCTTTGGCAAAGGCCAAAACTTGGCTGGCAATACTGGGATTTTGATCAAGGCATTGCGCGATCGCAATAACCTCTTGCTCAATGGCAATGGGAATCCGTTTCTGGATAGTTTTCCCAGTCTGCCATTGGTTTTTAAATAGGACTGCGTTTGGTGGTCGTTTTGGGTTTTTATTTGCCATCTGTTTTTTAAATCAACATATTTAATATATCTTATTCTCTTGTACCACGTCAATAGCAATAAAGAAGATTTTTTCATACTCAGTAAGTCGGGTAAATGAATGACAATAAAATAGCCACTTGTTTAAGCGGCTATTAGTTGATTATTTTATGTAGTTGGTATGTAAGCTTCACACTTACTACCTATTTGCTCAAAGATTAAATCTATCTCTTCCTTTAGTTCATCTTTGTCATCTTTTTGACATTGCCAGATATTAACTAAAGTTACCATTGGGAATTGATTCTGATGATAATCGCCTTCGTAGTTACAGTCCCCTTCATAGCTATAAAATTCGTCATTGCGTTCAATCAAAAATCCTGAATAAATGCAGTTCAAACAACTTTTCATGATTCACCAATTTTAATCTGATTTAAAGAATAAACCTTGTATAATTTGCCTTTAATGGAAACCTCTATAAAACTCCATTTAGACCCCGCAGGTGCTAATCCTGGAATATGGAATCCTTCAAATATTGCATCTATCCATCCGTGACTAGGATGGTTGAATTTAATGTTGTCTCCTATTTTATAATTTGGTTGCTGTTGTTTGGTTTTTGACATATAATAAAAATGCGCTAATGTATTTTGTCTCCTTATTTTCAGTCCGCCTTGTCAGCGGACTTTTTCTATTTATGGGATTGAATTATGAAGTAGCAGAAAAATATCAAAGTGATTCATAGCTACACTCTTCTTGGTTGAATAATGATTGCTGTTTCCAATCTTTGCGCTCACCATCCAAATATTTGAATGCTTCATTGACCACGTTTTTAATAAGCCTAAATTCAACACTTTCCTGGTCGGAAATTAATAAATAAGGTGTGGTTGGACAGGCATATCTTCCTTCTATTTCACACTTACCTGTGATTGTGATACCTATACTTTCCTCTTGATATTTGATGGAAAGTCCAATGATTTGCCCTTGCTCAAGCCAAATATTTGGGTCTAATCCAATTGCATCCACTAACATTATTCGCAGTCCATCCAAGCCATCGTAAAACTCAATTCTGGCTTCTTCTTTTCCTGTTAAGGAGCAGTTTAAATTTTCTTCCTGATTGTTTTCGTTAACAACCATATAGGCGATACTTATACTTTCAGTGTCCCCTCTTTTGGCTTTTATCTTGGTGATTTTTCGTTCATTCATGATGCTGATCCTGTGTAATGTTTTAGTATTTCTATGTCAATAAAGATTTGGGTTGGTGACTGGAGGTGTGGTGGTTTATCTAGTTGAATGTAATAAAGCCAATCCCCTGTGCTAATTTGTCTGATCCCTGTACAAATTCCCCATCCTTTATTTGTGAGTAAGCGATCGCCGAACCAGTAAGTTGGTCTGGTTGATCTCTCCCATGGTTCTGTTTTAGATGGTCTAGGCAGTTCCTTTAAGTCTTTAGATGCTATTTTCAATGGTGGTATTTGCACGGTATTTGATGTCTATTGTTATCTTTTGGCGCATCTCTAAATCTCTTAGGCAAATGGTGATTTCATTGGGCGAATATTCTGGAAAATTGTCAATAATTTCTTTCTGAGTTCGCTCGTTTTCAAGAAATTCCATAATCTTTGATTCAAGTGTCATCTCTTTTTTTGATCTAAAAACTTGGTTGTAAAATATAGTTGCGCGTTAGCAGTGTTGTAATCCCAAGGGTCTAGATTCACGACTACTAAATAAGCTCCGTATTTTGAAAGTCTGAAGTCAAGGTGGTTGCGCCCAATTTTGCTACTTGGATTTGGGACAACTAATTTTAAAAGATGTTTCTGAGGAAATTCTTTTGTATTTTGAAGTAGTTGCTTGACTCTATCTATTGAGTGTTTGAATGTTGCCCAATTTGTGCTTACAAGAGGGGCTAATTCGCGGGCTAACCAGTATTCCCCGTCACCATCTATGTGGGAAATATCGTCAAAAGGATTACTTTTCATGCTGCAACCTTTTTGTTTTCTTTAAATTCTTTTAGTCCAATAGCCAAAAGATTCTCTACTAAAAGTCCAATTTCTTCATCATTTGTCACGGCCAGAATTTTGATCGTTTTGTACAAATCTCGCCGAATCCGGATCATCGCTTTTTCCGATTGTGTTTGATTATTGATTAGTTTCTTTGTCATAAACACTGTTTTACTTAGTATTATCTTGTGTGTAACACAATTTAATTGTAGCACATAATCTATTGTAATTTACAAAAGAAATATATAACTTTACGTTATCTTTATCATTTTTAATCTATTGTGTGATTATGTTATTGTGTTACACAAATATGAAAGCTACTAGAAAGATTTGGACTAAAAAAGGGCTGGCTAAATTAGGTGGTATAATCCGCAGATCCCGCGAAGCCAGGCAACTAACATTAAGAGAGCTTGCTGACTTGAGTTCTACTGAAAGTAATTCGGTCCACTTTAAAACCATTAGCTGTATTGAAAATTCTTCTGTAATGCCTAATTTCAATACTCTTGAAGCGATCGCGTCATCAGGTCTAATTTTTGATGATAAAGGTAAAACTTTAAACATTTACGACTTCATTGATATTGCATCTGAGACTGACAATATCACAAATGACACTACAGATATTTACGCAGATTTACCACTTTTGAACAATATTGAGAATTAAGGCATGAAAGCAGGAAGATTAATCAAATCTATATGTAGCCGGGCTTCTAGTATGAATCAGGCTGCTAAAAAGTCTAAAGTTTCTCAAGGAACTTTGAGTGAGTGGCAAGCAGATAAAGTGTCACCTGGACTAGAGAAATACGTAGATTTATGTTTGGCTATGGGTTGCCGTCCTGGTTTTGAGTTAGATCAATATTTGGGTCTAGGCGGGGCAAAACCAAAGACAGCAGAAGATGTTTTAGGCGTAGCGTTGGGACTACCACCTATAGAACAGCAACGCTTAATCTCTTTAATTACTGCTAAGTATGTTGAATATTTAAGCGGTGACTTGAAACATGACATGATAGAATCAATTGATATCAATAATTAAGGAAATCATGGGAAGACCATCAGACTATGGGAAAAACAAGGTAAAAGTTACGCTTACACTGACCCCAACAGCTAGGCGTGTATATCAGTGCTATGCTGACCATTTATGTATAGCCTTTGGTGAGCTAATTGAGAGACTCGTCCGAAACCCAGACGTAGCAAGGGGTATGGCTGCTTTTCTGGAAAGCGAAAAAAAACTTTCGGAAAAGACTTGACAAAATAATTTTATCCATACATAATGGAAATATAGAAACAGACGACGCGGGAGGGGACAACAAATGGACTTGATGGACTTGGTAAACAGAAGACAGGTGCTAGTAAACCTAATCTCCCGCGTCGGGAGGGGACAACAAAACATCTACCGCTGGGTAGATGAGTTGATGGAAATTGATGCTCAGATTGAGTGCCAAGAACAAGTACAAAAGGCAAAAAAAGAGACAGTGGTAATAGAATTAATTAAAGGAACAAAAGTGGTTCACCCTCGCTGGGGTGAAGGAACCGTATTTGCCGTAATGGGCAAAATGGTTTCAGTAGACTTCCCAATGGGAAGAAAGCTGGTATCTGATACTTCAGAGCTGGTATCTGATACTTCAGCTTTAAAGCAAGTACAATCACAAGCACCAATTAAGTCACAGCCCAAGAGAGTTGACAAATTACAGAATAAGCCACAAGTACAATCACAAGCACCAATTAAGTCACAGCCCAAGAGAGTTGATAAAAGTCTTGAAGTCGCTAGACAGCAACTTTTAGCACTTGGAGTGTTAGAAGAGTCCATCTTAATCCAGGACGGGCTTGTAGTAGTTTTAGGTGCTGATTGCAGAGAGCATGAAGGAAAATCCTTTTATTGGGATAGAACAGTCTTCAGTTCCACTGAAGATGCAAATGTCCGTATCAATCCAGTCCAAGTAAAAAACTCCCAGAGAAAAGCCTGGGAAGGCTACAAAGCTGGACAAGGCAAAAAACCCTCTCAACCATTTGAGAAGTGGTTAAGTGGGAGGTTAACTAACCTCCCCAAACTATCCAATATTAATAAAATTGATGCTGAACCTGCATCAATTTGGATCAAAGAAGATAAAGTTATTAATAAATACGTTCTGTTAATAAACAGAACGTCACGCCACGTTCAAGAATTATCTGCTGCTATTCGCCACGAAATGAATGGTAAGGATAATCAAGACGGGAAGCTTATGGTTTTCCTGGACAACCAGGAAGAAATTACCCTCGCTTCAAAAGGGAGCGAAGGATGGAAACTGACTACTCATGTCACCTTAATGAAAAAAGAGGGTGACACCAAGAAGGAATTTTACGTTAAGGATGAGGTTTTTGCACCCATCATGGAAAAGATAAATGTAGCTGCATTAAAATGCGGTGATTCTTTTAAGATGCCATTTGGGCTTCGCGTAATGTAGCCCCACTTAAAGATTTAAACAGTTAGCACTGACTGACCTAAGCACGTCATTAAACTGCTGTTGTAATTAAAAAGGAAACAATGGAAACACTGGTCGTAGATGGATATACTTACCACTTGGTAGAATACGCTTACGTAACCAACCAAGGAGACTTGGTTGGTTACTCCAAATCCCCTGATATTCGCCTTGCTGGGGAAATTAAAGAAATCCCTGATGATCATGAGTGGCTGACACCACTCACTCCGGTTAAACGCGCCCACCTGGGCGACACCTTTGTGATGGAAGATGGGGCGGACACTTGCTCTAGGCATTTCTTAGAGCAACAATTAAAAGAAGAAGAAGATCTAAAAATCCGTAAGGTAAAGCCAGGCTGGCAGCCTTTTACCTTTTAGTTTCACCCACCTGATGAGTCCGGTTGGCTACCGGACGAAACTACCACCCCGGTAGTAGTGGGAAGCCAAATTTACATTACACCCACAGGAGATAATCTATGACCCCGCAAGCCCAAGAACTTCTTTGGCATTTAAAAAGCAACTATAAAAAAGCTGCTTTTTATGTAAGAAACAGCTATAGGCAGCTTCCAGAAGTTGCCACTGAAGAGATGAAAATACCCAGTGACAAGTGGAATCAAGGATCTAACCACATGATTACTATCCCACAGGGAGCAAAGATAAGGCTTGTTGAAAATGAAGAAACCTACGCTTTAGGTGTAGGTGGTCCAGACACCGATGAGTTAAAAGGACTCTGG